CATTGTATATTCTGATAAATAAGTTTTTAGGTTATTTTTTAATGTTGCTGGTGCATTTCTTAACGTGCTATTATTGTCATAAGCTAATACATAAAGTGCTATCGCTAAAGGATTATTATTTACTAGTCCTTGATCATTTGTATTAGTAAGCTGATCTTGTGTAGCGTATGCTTTAGCTATACTGCCGTATTTACTAGGCATAGATAGTGCTCTTACAGTATAGTCTTGTAGAGTTACAGTCCTGTTCTGTTCATTAAAGGCTCTCAGAGAGTTTTCTCTCAACTCATCTGCCGTATCTCCGTCTCTTCCTCCTGATGCTGGTTTTGCATTATTCACAGTTATTGAGGTTGTGTTAGTGCCTGCAATACTATATTTTTCAGTAATAGTATTTGCTTTAACATTAGAAGTTACTCCTCCACCTACAAGGTAGTTAACAGTTAAGTTTGTAGTAGGGGCTATTCCATAGGCTTGGCTATATAAAAAGTTAGATGGATCATATGCATAATCTATTCTTGAAATACCTTGATTAGTTGCGTTTCCTACATTTGTAGCATCTGGTAGTATAACAGAGTCGTCACTACTATTTGTACCGGATCCAAATTGTATTTCTAAATTACCGTTAGATTGAAATCTTGTTACAAACCTCCTAGGTACCTTCTGTAGGCTTAGTACGTACGGTACTCTATTTGAATCTGAGTTAGAATTTGAATCGTCTTTATATATAGTATCTTGACCTAAAAACGGTACTTCGTACCAAAAATTACCATCACTATCTACGATACTGGAGATTCCTACTATATTTTTATCTGTTAAAGTGAGAGTTTTAAACTTTTCTACAGTTCCGATTGTGAACTGTTTTTGTTTTAATTCTCCAGAAAATGCTTTAACTTTCTTTCTAAGTAAAAACTGTGCTGGATTGTTAGATCCATCGAAGGAGTTTATAATTACTTCTGTAGGATCGAAAGAACTAGAGTAGGTAAAATCAACAGCTTGATCTACTAAAAAGTTTGTTTTAGAAGTATCTGATGATCTATATATAGCGTTTGCGTTTATATTTGCAGCAGTTGACCAGTCTGGATTGTATGAACCATCTGCGTTTACTACCTGTGATAGGGTGAGTTCAACCTCTGATACTCCGGTCACTTTAGGTTTATACCCCATCATATATGCTAAGTTAAATAAGTTCTTTGGGTTTTTTGCATATGTTAAAAAGGTTTCCTGAAGCTGCGTATCTTGGTAGAATGATAGTACGTCTCCAACATATGATGCCATTTCTATGAACATCATACCGGGTGAGGTAGCTGAAAAATCATTATAGCTATCTGGGAAATAGTTTTTAGTGTACTCTATTAATTGAGTTCTAAAATCAGAGAACTCTTTATTTATGTATTTTATTTGTCTTTGCTCAGCCATTATTGTTCAAAGTTTATTACTAGTTCATCCTGTACGTTTGTATCTCTTATTGAGTAACGTAGAAAGAATATTACTGCGTTAGTGTCTGGATCTGATGCTACTTGAATTAATGTAGGTTGTATGTTTGGAAAAAAGTCTGTAAGATCTTTTTCTATTGTGCTCTCAATTAAGTCAAGTTGATTTCTATCTATATTTTCGAATAATAAAGATTTAATGTTAGATCCAAAATTAGGGTTCAAATATCTCTCACCTTTATTAGTTAAAAAATAGTTTATTAAGTTAGCTTTTAGTGCATCTTTTGTTTCGTACGTAGAATTAAACACAGCGCTTCCTTCAAATGGAAGGTCTACTCCTATAGCCTTTCTAGGCTGTAGGTCTAATGGGTTAATTCTTTTTACGTTGAATGCCATTCTATCCTAATCTTGCTTTATCTTTCTTATTAGCAGCGTCTAATATGCTTTTTGCTTTACCTACAAAATCAAGTTTAGAAATATCTATACCTGGCTGGTTTCCTGACATTCCCATATTAGAAGCCACGGAAGAAGCAAAGTTTGGTTTTTTAACCATGTCAGATGTTCCACCATATACCTGTTGGTACTCACCACCGGTCATAGATGCTTGAGTCTGTTCTAACATGCTCTGTATTTTATTATCTTTTGTAAACTTTATATTAGTTGCTTTTGGTTTTTGATTGGTAAGCATTTCATCTAAAGTTGCACTCTTACCTACAGACCATTTTTTCTTTTGACCTTTAGGTACTTCTTTCATTCCACCACCTGGGGTGCTGGCTGCTTTGACTGCTTCATTAAGGATGTCTTGTAACTCTTCCTTTACTGCAGCTTTTACTTCTTCTCGTATGATTTTTCTTAATTGATCAAGTTTCATATATATAAATAGTTATAAAGTTTTTTCGTTAAGAGTTATGTATTTAAATTTAAATTATTAAGTATCTGCTGTGCTCTCTGTACTTCTTTTTCTGTTTCTTCTTTTTGTCTTTTCCAAATACTATATTCTCTTTTTTCCTTATCTGATGCTCTTTTCATTGTTTTAGCTCTCTTTCTTTGGAATAAACCTGTTCTTATATAATCTTTATATCCTTTTTCTCTTAAAAAAGTTTTAAATGATAGATCTAATCCAGATAAATTATATACAAACTCAGGAGCAGGAGGAGGTGGTGGTGGAAGTGGTGGTGGAGCAGTCTGTGTTGGGGTTGGTGCTTTTGGTGCTGTTGTTATAATAAGACTGTCTTCAGTATTTATAGGAGGATTTAAAACTGCTTCTAATCTTAATTTTAACTCATCTATAAGCACTTGAGGTTCGCTTGCAAAAGATAAAGGACCTTTAAGTATCGTTACACCTCTTCTATCTATAGCTATTGCCTGTCTCCTTGGTGCTACTAAACCATCCTCAGATGATGAAATAATTTTTATACTATATACAGCTCCGTTTGTACTTGTATATAGCTCCTTAACTAAAGAGTTGTCGTACCCTGTATTGCCAGAAGCTGCTAAAATTTTTCTTCTATCATCGTCTGAAAGATCTGGGTTTGAAGCACATTTTTGTATGAGAGATTCAATTTGTGCTATTCTAGCTTTTAATGGACTCAAAACTCCATCTACTCCGCCAAAGAGACTCCTCATTGCTTTCTGTTCGTCAGATAGCCCGTTTATCATATTATTTGTAAACGCAAGTTTGTTTGCGTTACTTTGTATTTTACCCATAGTTTGAGAGGCCACAACCCCACCTTGTGGTCCTGGTCGTGTACCTATAGTGGACGGAATAAAAAGATGAGAAAGTATGCTAACAACAACTTTACCTGCTGCAATAGGTTTATCTAGGTTATCAGGTACTTTTTTCAAGTTAGTTATTTTTTTATCAAAACTATTTATGAGAGTTTTTAAAGTACTTAATGTCTTAGTCATTTTCTCTAATACCTCTGGTGGAGGACATCTATTTAAAAGCTCTTTGATCATTTCGTCAATCTTCTGATTTACTTTAGATATAATTACAGCCTGTATTGCTCCAAGTTGCTGAGCAAGAAACTTAGGTAAGTTAGATTTAAAATTTTTTAGTAATCCGTGTGGCATTATTCAACAAATACTTTTTTTGATTTCAATTCAGATTCTCCTCCAACATTTATACGTTGCCTAAGGTCCTTAAGAAACTCTTCAAGGACGGGGGCTATTGCAATAAAACCGGGTATACTGTCTGCCCTGGTTGTGACAGCGTTTTTAAGAGCATCGTTTAAAAGCTCTAACATGCTAACTAAATTAAATAGCCATGCCTCTAACATATCCCCTCTTATCACAGGCTGTTGTTCAAAAATTCTAGCATCTTTTCCTAGATAGATTTTTTCTGCATCTAATCCTATACTAGAGATTGCATCTATACCTATTGTTTCTGAACTAACGCTAAAAATATTATTAGCTGTAAAGTTTATATCTTCTTCTTTTGCGTTAAAAAGTAATCTTCCTGAATTAATTACTACTTGTGCACCTTTATAAGATTCTGCTGATATTGGGTTAGTATTAAGTGAATCATATTTACTTCTTACTTGTTCAAGTTCTACAGACTTATCTGAGGTTAGATATATTGATGATGAGTCGTTATTTATATTTTCTAATAAAGATTCTTTTTCTTCATCAGTACTACGTCCGTTTGAAATTTTAACAAAAGGTGGGCTATCGGAGTTATCTGCAGTTGTGTACCCTCCTAACCTAATTGATTGTCCTAACCTACCTTCTATTAATATGTCTCCAGGGTTAAGTTCAAGTGGTTTGACATCATCTCTTTCTTCAATTTGATACTCTTTTCCTAAGTCTGGTGGTTGAGCTGTTTCGTTTTTCTCTATTTCACTTAGTACTGGTAGAGCATTATGATTTGGATTATTCCAGATTGAGAGTATAGTAGAATAGTAAAGTTTAGAACTACTTTTATTATCTACTAAAGCTTCTTCACCTGCTATAAACGACTCTAGTATTATTATTTCGTTTTTAAGAGGAATGTTTTTTATATTACTGTCTATAGGGTAAGCTATA